CGGTCGCATTGGCCGGGTCGCTCCAAATGCTGCCGATTTTCTGGCAGCTGGCCGGGCATTTGATTTCCACCAGTCCGTCATCGCCAACCAAGCCGTCTGACGAATAGCCGAATACACTGTCATCGGTCAGGATCAGGCCGGAGTCACCAGCCAGCAGGCCGGTTTCCATTTCGTAAGCCATGCGGGCTTCCGGCTCCAACTCCGATCCCCGGCGCATCTGCCATGTGACGAAGGTTTGATCCAAAGGCTGGCCAGAAATCCGCTCCATTGCGATTGTCCATGCGTAATCGATTGCCTTACCGGTAAAGTCGCCAGCCTTGCCGTTCTTGCTGGCAACCTTTAGTCGTGCCCTGGCGTCAATAAAACGAGAAGCGGTTATTACCTCGGCCCGAGCTTCGAGCCATTCTTGTGAGCCTTGCGGCAGGTCTAAAATAATCATGCTGTTTCCCCTTCAATGATTTCCGGCTCTGCGGCCTTCAGCTCACCGCCACGCTTTTCAACAGCCGCTTTGATTTGGTTGTAAGCCGCCATATCGCCGGCCTTGTGCGCTTCAGCTACGGCACTTTTCCAAATGTCAGTCAGAGCCGCTTTAGTTCCGGCTTTGACGATTTGATCCACCCAGCGCTTCGCCATATCAGGATCAGACTGTGCCGGGCCCATGCCTGCGATGCCTTGGCCTCCATCGGTGTTCAGGTGGTGGATTGCCTTTTCTAGCTGCTCGGTCTTCGGCCAGTATTTATAAGCCCGCTTAACGACGGTCTTCTTCCACATTTCCGGCTCATCCGTCACCCATGGGCAGGACGACTTTTTAGCAATCCATGCCTTCCATGCACTGGAGCGGTCACGGATTGCGTGAACCTCGGCTGCGCTCATGGTTTCGGTCAGGTAATCGCCATCAACGGTTTTGACGACAACATAAACGCCTCTGGGCTCGCCCCGGTCGCTGGAGAATGGATCAAAGCTGTGCGTCGGCGGGCGATCCATGCCGTTCAGCGAAAAACTGTCATTGGTGAAAACCAGTTCAGCTTGCGCCCAGCGGATTGAGCCGGTGGCCATGGCCAGATCCATCAGCCCGATGTAACTGATATCAAGACACACCTTGCCGTCACGAGGCACCAGGTACGCCTGTTTCTTTGCCGGGTTAAGACTGATACCTATGGCCGCGATATTGGTCACAGCGTTGACGACAGACTGCCGGTTGCCCATGGCCATCTTCATCATGTAATCGCTGGACTGGATAGCCTGCATAGCAAAGCCAGCCTCGCTATCAAAGTTCAGTCCGGTTTCACACGCGACCGCCGAGAACGCATCCCGCGTGGCGTAAATGTCTTGGGTGATTGTTGCTATAGAACTCATGCCGCTTCATCCTTCTTGTTGAATTCCCATTCCGCCATGCGCCGCAGCTTGTGCGCTGCATTACCGACAATGTCCTCAATCGCCCGCGCTTTCAGCTCTGCCAGAATGACTGCATCCTGTGAAACAACCGCCCAATTAAAAGCCTCCGAATCAAGGTCAATCATCACGTCGATCACGTTATCTCGGTCGAAGATCAACGCATCACGCCCGCCGGTCATCTCGAAATAGTGGTTAATAGCCAGCGCGTCTTTCATTTCAATTTTCAGTGCGCGGGCCATGTTTTCAATCTCGGCTGCATCATCCTGCTCGCGCTGGTGTTGCATGTTTGATTTGCTCATGACTTCTCCCCTCTGGCCTTGGCAAGCGCCTGCATTCCGACCCTCACAACTGGACGGCTTTCTGAGTAGCAGCCAAACTCCGTCATAAACGCCACCATCTGATCTAACGCTTCGTAAAGCTCAGGGGCTGCGGCGATTAGATTGGCATTTGCGACAGTTGTCTTCGTGTCTGACCAGTTGCCATTAACGTCTTTGCACTCGCCAATAAAGCTCTTGTGCCCAAGGACGCCGATGTAGCGCCCATTAGCAATCCAAGGCCCAGGCGTAAACTCTGTATCGCTCACGTCATTTTCTCCATATTCTTCATCGCCAAAATCAACCGCTTCCGGTGCCGCACAACCGCTCCCTGGTACGACGAGATCAAGTGGCGCATGGTCATAAAGGCTGCGAAACACTGCTGGTCGTGTCCGGCTATGCGGTGGCGACGGTAAGCCTGGCTGCATTTTGTGTGAGTCATGCGACGATCCTCCGGTTCAGGGCTGCGATGCTTTCGGCGCCCTCAATATCCTTCGCAAGCTCTGCAAAAGCCGCTGCCATAGCCAGGGCTTCTTCGCGTGTGACGCTGATTGTCCCGCCCAACTTGCCCGTTTCAGCGCTGTGATAAAGCATCTGGCCTATCTGGCCCGCGACTGTCGGGTAAATGAGATTTGATCCCGGTTTTATGTGGAAAAGGTCTGTCATGTTCATGCTGCACCCCGCAAAGTTGCCCGAAGCCGGTCGATGTAAGCCACAACCCGACTCCGGTTATCGAAGTCAAACTGCCGCATCCGGTTGCGGATATAAGTCGGGATCTCGTACATCGCCCCATCTCCGGGTGTCAGCTCGTAAAATATCGGCGCGATACCCTTCTGGCTTGCTGGCTTGTGCGAGAGCGCGCTGCTCTTGATTAGCTGCTGTGCGCGGTGAAAGTGTCTTGTTAGTGAGTTCATGGCTGCTTCCTTCTGTTTTGTGATTTGATAACCTAAAGATAATGGATCAATTATCTCTAGTCAACATCCATGCAAACTATTTTATAGTTTTATGATTAATGATCCATGTAGTTCTGAGCCGTCAATTCCTTGAACTGCATGTATCGGCCAATCCACTGGCAGCGTATTCGCCCAGTCGGGCCATGCCGGTTTTTTTCGACCAGCAATTCTGCAATGCCTTTGTCGGTAGTATCCGGGTTATAGGCTTCATCCCGGTAAAGCATGATGACTAGATCGGCCTCCTGCTCTATCTCAGCGGCGTTTGAAAGATCACCCATGTTAGGTCTAGGGTCTGGCCTCTTGTCCACCTCTCTGTTGACCTGAGCCAGTGCTACGATGGGTATGCCAAGTTCCTTCGCAAGATTCTTGAGCATCCCGACAACTTCGGCCGCCTCTTCCTTAGGTGACATACCGCGCCGGCTGCCTTTTATTTTTTGCACATAATCAACAAAACCAATCTTAATCTCGTACCGGTGAGCCCACTCCCTGACCTGGCGGCAAAGCTGGATGATGTTTATTGCGGGTCTATCATTTATCCATATCTTTTTGTCGATCAATCGCCTCGCAGCCCGCCCCAGGTCATCTACGAAATCCCCAGAAAGATCAGCCTTCCGTATTTTTTGCGCATCGCATGACCCTTCGATTGACAGCATTCGCTTACCTATCTGCTCGTGACCTTGTTCAGCAGAAACAATGCCAGCCGGAACATTGCAATTATTCGCCAGGTTAAGCAGGAGCGCGGTTTTTCCCATGGCCGGCCTGGCGCCAATGATGACAAGATCAGAATCGTTAAACCCTCCAGTCGCGTCGTTTAGCTCCGGCAGCCCAGTATCGACGCCCACCATTCCATCACGGGCAGACACTTCCTCGACCTGTCTCAGTCCAGCCTTAACGGCGTGCTCCATCGTCCATGAGTAATTGCGCCCTGTATTTTCAAGAGCCATCAGCGCGGCGATAGCCTTATCTGCGGACTCCGGGCTTTTCGATTCCTCAACGTCAATCAGCAGCGTGTTTGCAATGGTTCTGATTTCAGTCAGCCGATAGCTACGCTTTATTTCATGGCAGTAGGTTTCAAACATGCCCGGCATTACGGCAGTCTCGGCCATGAGCTTGCCCATAAAATCGAACAGGTAAGCCGCATCCTTTTCAGGCAGCTTATTGCTCAGGTCAGTGCCAATGGTAATAAGATCGAACAGCTCGCCTGAATCGCTCTTTTCACGGATTGACTGGTAGACATCCTGGCAAGCTTGGCTCTGAAACTCAGATGCCGATAGCCCACACTCTTTCGCCATGTGCGGCCTTTTCAAAATCGCCGCAATCACTCCCTGCTCTGCTGCTACACTCATAATTTACCCCTGCGGAAAATCCCTGATTGTTCTTTTTGCTTGTTGGCCACCAAATGATTGCTGGCTGTCGTTTGCCATCCACTCGGCAGAAAACCCTTTCCATCCCTTTTCGATAACTTTGCCCAGGCAATCGTCAACTGAGAACCCTAGGTCCCTTGCTTTGGATAGCTGCTTTCCAAATCTTGCGACGACGGTTTGCGATACTGGAGCCTTCAAGTTTTTCCTGAGCGCTTTCCAGTCTGCAAGGATCTGCTGATCTGGTGTTTCTGGCCATGTTGAATAGTCCAAAACAGCAGCCCGATTTTTGGGCAAATCTTTGTTCTTTTCATTCTTACATTCTTGTTTGTGTATCGTTTGGTGTTCGTTTGGTGTATCGCCTGCTGTCTCGTTTGGTGTATCGCCTGCTGTCTCGTTTGGTGTATCCGAATCCTGATAAATCCCGTAGTTACATATACTTGTGAGCGATGTGTAGTTGTCTTTTTGCTGTTCTATCATCTGTCTCGTTTTTAGCATTCCCAAGTATCGCCGGACTTTCGCCCGACTCCAGCCCCAGCGCTTCGACATCGTTAATTCTGACCACGCAAGCTGCCCCCTTTTGACGCCAATTTCAACGCCGCGAATCCAGACCGAACCCGGCTTATGGTTTGCGTTTCCAATCATATCTATCCACGCCTGGCCCTTTGTGAATGGCTCGGATCTCCATAGCTCATTGTCGAACATGGACCTGTGCAACTTAATCCAGCCCCTATTCTCCATGACGACCTCACTTAGCCAGGTAGTTTGCCAAGGCTACGTAAGTGTCATAGGTAGGATTCAACCGCGTACCGTTGGCCACAGCCATTACCGTGTGATAGTGGACGCCGCTGCCCTCTGATACTTTCTTGAGGTTGCGGTCGGCCAGCGCGGCTCTGATTTCTTCTACAGTCAAAATTACGTTGTCTTTCATGTTATTCGTTCCTAGTGTGGTTTTGTGTTGACGATTGCTATATTACGTCTTAGTATTGGTTAGGTCAATTATCTACGAGGCGGAAAACATGAGAACTGAGAAAAGCATAAATTACGGGAACATGGTGCTTTCCAGGTTGAAGGCTGAACTGACTGGATCTGATGACGGAAAGTTGGCGGCTATTGTTGGCCGCGTCATGGAAGATCATCAACTAGAGATCGCGGAGCTGAAAAAAGAAATTAAAGCCATGCGAGAAAGCGCCAATGGCGAGAAGGCTTAAAAATGGAATACGAAAACTTCATAAGAAATAAATCATTCCGGCATGTAGACGCCGGCTTTTCTTGCCCCGAAGTGTTGCCATACCCGCTGTTCGATTATCAGGAGCCATTAGTCAGATGGGCGTGCAAGCGCGGTAAAGCGGCACTGTTTGCAGACACAGGACTAGGCAAAACCATCATGCAGCTGGCATGGGCTGACCAGGTAGCTAAGCATACGGGCGGGCCGGTCATCATCCTTGCGCCACTGGCGGTTTCATTGCAGACGATCGACGAAGGCAAGAAATACGGCATACACGTTGAGAAAGCCAATCCCGGAGCGACGTTTTTTGGCCCAAACATTGTTATTACCAACTACGAGCAGAGTCACAAATTCGATCCTGACGTGTTTCAGGGAATTGTCATAGACGAGTCCAGCATTTTAAAAGGAATGCAGGGCAAGCGTCG